AACGCTATGCTTGTCGCTAACCCGGGTTCATACGTCCGAGATGACTCGTGGAGCTGGAATACAGGGGCAATACTTTACGCTTCGGAAACGTTGGGAGCTATCAGTGAATCTGTGCCAACCTCTACGGACTCCGTTGTGCGTGTGGTCGGTTTCGCATACACCACAACGACAATTTACTTCCAGCCGGAGAGCGGGTATATCACGATTGAATAATGAAAAAGCTACTGCTCAAAATCTTTCTAGGTGCGTTACTGCTGGCTTTGCCATTGTCGGGTTTGGCGGCAGTACAGTTTGAAGTAGACACAGGTGGAACGCTTACAACCGGATTAGTCGGTTACTGGAAAATGGACGGGGATTCCACGGACTTTTTTGCCAGTGCTGACGGTACAGACAGTAGCGTTACCTATAGCTCAACAACTCCGAAAATTGGCGAGTACGGGGTTTATAATGCCGGGGCTACTACTTACACGAACATCACCATACCTACAAGCACTGACGCTTTTTCCGTATCCTTTTGGGCAAAGTTTGATGCGTTTTCATCTATAGGGGGCGTCGTAACAGCTCAAGTTAGCGGCTCACCTAACGCCGGTGGTTGGATTGCTATTTACACTAACGCAAGTGGTGAGCTTACCACCTTTGCTCGTAGCGGTTCTAGCGACTTTGTAAACGAAGCGACAGGGGACACCCTGAGTACAGGGACGTGGTATCACGTCGTCCAAACGTGGGATTCCGCTGGGGACGGTAAGGTAAGAGTCTATATTGACGGTGCTTCACCGTTTGTTTCCACTGGTAGCTCAACCACCTCTATGGCAGGTATTCCCCCGATGGGATTTGGTGGCTTACAGTGGGCGAATGGAAGTTATGACTCATGGGTAAATGACGGCAACCAAACATCAGATGTCAATGTAGATGAAGTTGGATATTGGTCTAAAGCTTTATCCTCAACTGAAGTAGCAGACCTCTACAACAGCGGAAGCGGTCAGACTATGGTAGAGGCTCCCTCCGGCCCCGCCAACCTCAAAACCTACAACGCCATCACCAAGGCCAACTGGAAAACAAAGCAAGGTATTTCTAAGTCCAATATAAAAACTAAAAACACCATTGAATGATAATATGTCGGAAGTCCCGTACAACAACCGCGAACTGGATGAGAAACTCAAAGCTGTCCACTTAAAGCTGGATGAGATTATTGTTCAGACGAAAAAGACTAATGGGAGGGTGCAGAAACTGGAGGTGTGGAGGGGCTATCTTACTGGAGCTGTGGCTGTGGTCTTAATTATCGGGATTCCGCTCATCGTCTACTCCTACAACCTCGGTCGTGAGGTGGACAAAACTACCAGAGCAATATCATTAAGTGATTAAAAATATGAGCTCAAAATCACTGGAAAAACAGAATATCAAGATCTTTGGTGGCGCGCAGGAAACGCCTTTTGATTCGCGTGACGCCAAGTTCGGGAAGCTTTTTGGTTTGACAGTGGTCGAGGAGTTGCCGGAGGAGTTTCAGGTGCCAATGATGTCAATTAAGGATCAGGGGAATAGCGACTTCTGTACCGGGTACGCCGTAACAGCCGCCAGTGAGATCCAGGAAGGCGTGGAGCTTTGCCCGGAGTTTCAGTACGCAATGACTAAACAGCTCAGCGGAGAATCAATCGAAGCCTGGGGCGCGAACATCCGGGACGCACTCAAGTCAGCCATCAACTACGGATCTTTAGCGCAGGCTCTAGTTCCGGAGAATTTGCGGTATAACGGCCGCAACCGTGATTTAGTAGCCAATCCCCTCAGTTGGAACGAAGGACTCTCTGCTGAGGCAGATAAGCACCGAAAAAAGGCATTTGCGCAAGCAGATGGGCCGTACGATATGTACGACAACATCCGAACCACGCTTTGGGAGGCAAACAAGGAGTACTTGGAGTCTGGCGACGTGAGTAAGCGCCGGGTTATTGTCACCGGTAGCATGTGGCGCAACCAGTGGACCCGAGCAGAGGGCGGCGAGATCCCTGAAGAGTTTATCGCCGGAGGATTCGGGCACGCTTTTGTAATCAAAGGCTGGCGCAAAGATGGCAAGCTGGTCGCGCACTTGTCCAACGGCACGAATATTGGCAAAGATGGCGACTTCTTTTTTTCACCGGTGACAGTCAATCGTGAATTTCATTTTGGTGGTGCCTTCACTCTAATCGACGAAGACAAGGAAACCATCAAGCAGCTCACTCAGATGAATCTTTCAATCAAGTGGAAATGGCTGGCCCGGATTATAGTCGCGATCCGTAATTTATTCCGTAGAAAATAACCATATGGCAGATTTAACCGGAGCAGAATTAAAGGTGGCCTTCGAGGATATCGTCGACGACTCCATGCCGTCGGACATTTTGTTGTATCAGATGTTTAACTTGGAAAAGAACTTGATTGAAACCGAGAGGCTCTGGGAGATCTTACTAGAGCTTGATGAAAGCCAGTCAATCAGCTCGAGCCACACTTTTCAAACTGCCATTTCTTTGCCAAGCCGCTGGCTTTATACCGACCGACTGTATGTTGGCGATTTACGCAGCCCGCTCCGACAGATATCTTTTGCCGAGTCACTCCGTTATCAAGACGCGGCACAGCGGTACTACATCAAGCCAAAGGACAGCACTTTCTTTGTGTGTGGTAAACCGGAATCCGGCTCAGTCATTCACCACTTCTACATGACCGAGAGCGCAGACATTGACGCTAATACGGCATGGGCCTTTCCGGGTTGGGCTCACCTTCTGATCGCCATCCGAACGGCAAAGAAGTTTTACGCCGTGGACAGAGGATCTAAGAATAACGCTTGGGATGATCGCTGGACGGTGGCTGAGCGAGAAATCGTTGACCGGCTGGTCCATTGGAATAACAAACTAATCAAAGAGGCTGCGCGCAATGGCGATCGGCCGATTGACTATAGCAGCTATCCTAACGTCGTCGCTTAAACATTATGGCTGACTACCGCGTCGAAAACTTCAAATACGGTGTAGTGAACACCCTGGAGCCTAAGAGCATTCCGACTGGGTCGGCTTCGCGTTCTTTGAATTGGCTGACGCTTGGCGATAAGATCGAGCTTCGGCGCGGTTACCGACGCATAGGTGCAAATGATGGGGTTGGCAAGGCGAGCAGTGTGCACGTGGCCCCGAATGACCTTGGCGTAGAAACTCTTTTTAAGACCTATGCACGCAAAATCAAATACCTAGACACGGCCGTTGACCCGGACGCTTGGGTGGAGATGGGATCCGACTCTATTCCGCTAGCCGCCAGTGGCGAAGACGTTTGGTGGGATAACATCAAGACTCTGGCCGGCGCGCAATCTTGGCTCTGCTCAGTCAACGGGATTTTTTTCAAGGTGATGATAAATAAGGGCACCTCCGCTATTCCTCCGACTCTGGCTGATCAGACCAATGCTAGCAAAAACTTCACCGGCCGCATAAAAATCAAGCGCAACCGGATCTATTTGTTTGGCCGCCTGACGGACCGCTCCGGCTTAAATGGCAGCCACATTGACGCGCGCGCTTACACCACTGAAACAGCGGAGGTTATCGGTACCGGTGATGGAGCTACTCAGACTTTTGCCAACACGCTCGCCTTCAAAGCTAGTGGTAGCCGGAGGACCTGCTTTGCAATCAGTGTCACTGACGGCGTGGAAACCTTTAGCGACAATCGGGATGGCACTCTTACCGGCGACGCCGGAGGCACGGGCACGATAAACTACGCCACAGGAGCTATAAGCGTGACCTTTAACGCTAACGTCGGCAACAGCACTAACGTCACATGCACATACCAGTGGGAAGACTCCAGCAACACTGGTCTGGCTGATTTTAGTGAGAGCGGCACGCGCGTCGCCGGCGAAGGATTTTATCAGCCCCAAGGTGAGGGTGGGGATCTGCAAGCTGTGGAAACATACCGCTCGTTGTCTTACTGCTTACACCAAAAGACCATCTATGAGTTTGAGGAAACCATTGACGACACCAACGCCACCAATGAAGTCTTTCGCAAGCGAACCGGCTTGCCGGCTCCGCGCGCGAGCGTGGCCACCGGCGAGGGCATTTACTATGTGGACACCCGGGACCAATCCGGTACGCAAATTCGCCTACTGAGCTTGGATTCTCAAATAGCCGAGGTAATCCCACAAGAGATCTCTTTGAACATTGATCTGACGGAGTACGCGTTTGACGCGGCCGTGGTCGCGGAGTGGGAAGACTACATCTTGGTTGCTTGCCGCACCTTGGACTCCGTAGACTCTGATTCTAAGCCGGTCAACAACCGCGTCTTGTTATACAATCGCGTCTGGAAAAGCTGGGACGTGGTTGATTATGCAGCCACCGACTTCGCAATTTACAACGGCGCGCTTATCGCCGGATCCAGCTACGCCAACAACGCGCACGAGCTATTCAGCGGCTTTGACGACGACGAAGCGCTTTATGACAACTACTGGGAAAGCAATCTGGATGAAAATGAGATTCGGGAGCTAAAGAAAAGCCGAGAGCTTTGGATTGAGGGTGACATTGACACAGACCAAGTCATTGGCGTTCACCTATCCATTGACAACGGCGACTTTGTGTTGCTAGGTACAATTGAAGGTGATGGCGATTATGTGGACGCCGGTGCGGGTGTAGCCGTAGGCCAAACCACCATTGGCAAAAAGGTCGTCGGCGGTTCCAATGACAATGATGTCGTGACCGCTCACCACTACTTGCGCAAGTTGTCAGTGCGCCAGTTAATCGGAAAGTACCAGCGCGCTAAGGTTAAATTCGTGGCCCAGAATATCGGTTACGCCTCAGTGTCCAGCTATGAGTTCAAAGACATTGAGCGCTACGGCAACCGCATTCCGGCAAAATATAATGTTTAAGGTCGATATCCACAATACTCATCTAAGCTAATCAGTGCTAAAATAATAAAGATATGTTTTCGTCAATTTTTCTAAAACTCGCAGCCGGGCTCACAGCTCTGGCAACCTCCTTCGGCTTAATCGCCGGACCGGTAGCTATACAGCCTCCGATTGAGCCGGCACCAACTCTTGAGCAGCAAGAAGCGGCTCGCGATTTTTATCGCAGTGTATACGAGCGGATCGATGAGATCCAAGCGCAACTTGACAGCGTGACTGCCAACTTCGGGGCTTCAATACCGGTTGTAGTCACTTCTTTTGAAACATCGCTCGCCTCCGGTATCACCGCGGCCGCGACCAGTATGACTTTGGTCAAAGGGACAGACGACGCCGGCAATACTCTTTCCGGCTATATGTGCTTCACCGTAGACGTGAACACAACCAAGCAAGAGTTCGTGTGTGGCACAGCCAGCTCCACGGCTATCACCGGAATGATCCGAGGCATTGATCCGCAAGACGGGGACTTGGAAGTGACGGCTCTCAAACAGATCCACCGCGTCGGGGCTAAGGTCGCGCAGACAGACGCGCCAATTCTAAACATCCTCAGCCGGATTCTTAATGGCGATGAAACCCTGCCCAATACACTGACCTACGCCAACACGGCTACAAGTACAATAGTGAACGCAGGGGATTTGGTGAGTAAAGCTTATGCGGACGCTCTAGCTTTTGGAGCCATACCCGAAGCTAGCCTGACCGCTGGCGGGTTTAGTGAACTGGCTACGCAAGCAGAACTCGCCTCCAGTACCGAGGACGGCTCAGAGGCCGTGCTAGTTGCCCCGGCCCGGTGGTTTAGCTCATTGTTTTCATCTACGACCACTGTCCCAGTTACCAACACAGTCGGGAAGCTGGCGCAAGGGTTTTTGGATTTGACGGAAAGTTTTACTTTTAGCGGAGCCGTACAAACAACCGACAATTCTTCGTTTGCCATTACAGGTACGTCCGGCGAAACTATCAACGGGGCCACGCTCCCGGTCCCAGTTTATGCCTCCAGCACCAACTCACGATACTACGCAGTGGACGGCAATGATACTGACAGGCTAAAATACGTGGGTTTTGCGGTGACCAATGGTACGGCCTCCAGCTCGATAGACGTAAAGACTAGCGGGATTGTAAATGGGTTCACTAGTCTAAGCGTCGGGTCTGCTTATTATGTTCAGGACACAGTCGGTACAATCGCTACTAGCACAGGTACATATCCAGTATTGGTTGGCACAGCTATCAGCTCTACCGAGATAGAGATTCAGAAAGGCGGTAGACACAGAATAGGGAGCATTACTCTTTCCGACCAGGGTGCTGACGAAAACACTACAACACAAACAGTGACTCTCGGATTTAGGCCAGAGAAAATACGAGCGCGTACTTCGCAGGTCACCAGCTCGGGGAGCGCTGACTCTACAAGCGTATCCGAGGCAGACGGTACTTGGATTAACGGTTCTTACCAAACCTTGCTTGTTCAGTGGACACAATCTAATGCTCAAACCCAACACGAGACCGACAAGGTACTCCATGTATATAACACGTCCGCTTCAGAACAGTACGTGGTAACTATTACGAGTGTGACTGATGTTGGTTTCACATTCTCAATCCTTCAAAAACAAACAAGCACCGATTCCTTCACGGTCTCGTGGGAAGCCGAAGGTGATTTCTAAAATATATGAAATACGAATCTTACGGATACAAAACCGGCGAAGTAATCCTCACCTTCAAATTTGCCAAAGATGAAAACCTAGGAAAAAATAAGGCCGATTTCCTGGCGCTCTTAAAAGAAGCCGTCGCTGATTTGGACGGCGAGGCGCAATAGCAATATGGCACCAATAAGCACAACAGAAAGACAAAGAATTTCCGGCGAGTTGGACCGGATCACACAGGAGGCTTTGCGTATTCAAAGCCAAATTCCGAACGCTACAGAATCTCCATCTCCAACTCCATCAGCAGATACTACCAACCAAGAGTTTACGCCGCGCTATCCTACCACCAAGCCGACTACCGGGGCGGTTGCAAGGCCGAAGACTGAGCTGGACCGTGCTCAAGAAAGTTTGTTTGGTACGGCTCAGGAGCGCGCGGGTTTGACTGACGAAGATAAGGACGCGGTCCGGCAACGGATTCGTGGTCAGTTTGACGAACAGATCGCCGCCATCAATGCCTATTCCAATACACTAAGTCAGCAAGCAACGCAGCGCGGTGTCGGCCGCCTCGGCCAAGACCGTGCCATTCAGAATGTCCGCGGTACGACCGGTGGCAGTTTTGGCGCGCAACAGACTGAAGGCGTGCGCGGCGTAAATGCGCAAGAGCAACAGGTTATTGAACAGGAAAGGCAGCTTTTACTCGCCGAGCTATATACTAAGATTGACCAACGTGCCCTAAACGAGCTTCAGGCTAAGAAAGAAGAGGCGTCCGGCAAGGCGAGCGCGTACGTGGATTACCTGAAAGCCTCGGCGACTGAGGCCAGGAATGATATCAAGGCTTTAGCAGCAGGAGGCGTACCACTGGAGCAAATCCCAGAGGAAGAGTTTGCGGCGCTTCTGAAAGACTCCGGCTACACGCCAAGCGTATTCAAAGCGATTTATGCTTCCAATGCAAAATCGGGCGCGGGGATAGAGGGCTTCTCCACTAAGATAGATGGCAATCAGATCGTCACCTCGTGGTTTAATAAGGCGACCGGAAAAGCGGAGTTCGATATTCGGCCCCTTTCAGAAGGCGACTCCAACAACTTCCAGCACAGTCAGTTCAACTCGGAAACCGGGGACATTGTGTTGTGGAGTGACGCCGGTGAGTCTAAGGTGATCAAGGCGACAGCTGGCAAGCCGAAAAGCCAGCCAGCTAGCTATCAGGAATGGGTGCTGGCCGGACAGCCTGGCGACTACGCCAGTTGGTTGAAGAAAAAAGAAGGTAGCACTTTCAAGCCAACCGCGGACGAGCGCAGCGCCGCCAACCGGTACATTCAGCAACTCCCCGGATATACTCCGGCTGACAGTGAGAAGCTAGAAAGTGATCCGGCTTTCTTCTACGCTATCCTTCAAAAAGCGATCGAGGGATCTGAGGGTGGCACCGGCTTCCCGATTCAACCGTTCAAGTACCCGTACTTTGGACCGAGCAACTAGATCACTATGGGAATATACGACGACTTCCAAAAACAAAAGGGGTCGTTCGCGGCACCGAAACCCACACCACCAGCTCCGGCTCCGGTAGCTGAAACGCCTTGGTATCGGAAGCTGTCTGAAAAACTAGGCATTTCTGAGCCCACACCAGCCGCTCAGCCACAGCCAACCCCGCGAACGACTCAAGAGCCCGCTCAGCCTAAGCAGTCCGTCTACGAGCGATTTCAGGCCAACCAGGGCAGTCTTGACGCACCTGCTCCCGTAGCTAGACCGGCATTCGCCAGAGAAGGGCAGATTCAAGACACGACTGCTTCGCCAACATCTACCGCCAAAACTGCTCCCCCGCCTCCCCTTTCCGTTTACGAGCAGTTTGAAACTGAGCAGGAGCTTCGTGAGGCGCAATCCGCAGAAGCTACGCTCCAACAAAAACAGAAAGCGAGGCAGCGGATTCAGGACCTATTCACATATGATCCAGTACGTTTGCTCCGTCCGGGCGCAACACCAGAAAAAAAGACGAAGCTCAGCGAGGTCCCGGGTATTGCCGCACGCACTGGTGTTGCTGTAGTGTCTACTTTCCCCAAGTTATTCACAGATCCGGAGGTGGCTGATCAGTTTAACAAAGGCCTCGTCACTGGAATCGAGGCGCTCAAAGGCGCTGTCAAACGAGCTGTGGCCGCCGGTACTCGCAACCTTCCTTTTGGAACTGAAGGGGACAAGCGCGTCGCGGCTAAACTAGATCTGTCCGCAGAAAAAAACGACGAGTTGGTGCGCGTGATGAGCGAGTATGGAGGCCTTGAGATTAGTAAGCCGGGCCGGTTTGCAGATAAGATTCAGGACCCGGAGTGGATCGCCTCGGGCTTGGGAATGAACTTACCGAACTTGGCCGCCAGTATGGGTATTGGTTTAACTACGGCCGGCTTAGGCGCGCCGGCAGTAGTAGTGGGCGGCTCGCTTTTCACTGTCACCGGCTTGATTGAGGCTGGCAGTTTTTTGAGCGAAGCAGAGAACCTAGGCCTAGACAAAGAAAAGGCAGAGAAGGCGGCTTTGTTTGTAGGAGTGGCCAACGGCGTGCTGGAGAGCTTGCCAATTATGAGGCTACTTGGGAGCAATCCAATAGCAGACAAAATCAAGGGGAAGATTCTAGGAGTGGTCGCCAAAGAGATCTTATTGCAGGCGGCTTCTGAAGGTGTGACAGAAAGTATACAAGAGATCACAGTTAATGCGGCAATGATGGTTTTAGGCGAGGAGCGCGAATTGTTGGAAGGGACACCCGAGGCCGCCTTCTTTGGCTCGATTTTTGGCTTCCTGTCCGGCAGTGGCAATGTGATCGTTCGCACGCCAGGCGCGCCGGGCGGCGTGACTGAGCAGCAAAAAGAGGAACCGCAGCCAGAGCCGCTAGGCCCGGACGTGCCTCCTCCCGGGGAGCAACCGCCACTTGGACCAGAGCCGCAGTCTGAGGAAGGCGATGCAACAGCGCTAAAGACCACGCCGCCGCAAAGCACACAAGAGGTAGTGGATCGGTATCGCGAACAGATCATTGAGCCGGCGACCAAGGAAGGCCAGGCCGTGATCATAGACCCTGACAAGGGCAAGCCGCTTTTTGGCGGTGACTTTGCGCCGGAGAACCACAAGTTTTATTCGCAAGCCGCGGTGCAGCTTTTTGAAGAGTCACTCAAAACAGTAGAAAATCCAGTGGTCCGCTTTATCGCCGGCGGTCCGGGTAGCGGCAAAACCAACTTCCTGTTGCCACGAGCCACTCAGGAAGGCTTCGATGGAATCGTTTTTGATACCACTTTTGCCGACTACAAATTCGCCAAAAAAATGTTTGACTTGGCCGAGGCGGCCGGTAAGCAGGTGGAAATGACCGCAATCATCCCAGATCTAAAGACTGCCCGCTTTTACTCACTTAAGCGTGCGGCTGAAGGCACTGAAAAAGGACGCAGTCTGACTGACGACTTTTTCGCGGAGCGACACTCTCAGGCCCCGGACGCTTTTCTAAGGCTAATTCAAGAAGGGAAGGATCTAGGGATAGTAGATATTCGAAGAGCCAAAGGGGCAACTGAACTAACTCGCCAGTTGCAAAATCCAGTCGCCACTGACCAGGCCATTGCAATTCTTAAAGAAGTGTTGTATACTAAGGATGAAATCATTGAAATTATAAAAGATGTCACCTATGAACAATCAACCACTGACACTCGAAACACTGAAGGCGGCGTACCTATTCCTGGTGGAAGCGGGCCAGATTCAGCAGGAGGTCCCGGACGAGGAACTCGACCAGTTTCTACAGAAGACGCTGGACCAGAGCCAAGCCAAATAATCGCGACCAACACCAAAAACCTTCGCCAGATTTACGCGAAGGCTGATGGTGCGCAGGCAGCGCTAGACGACCTACGCTTAGAGTTGGAGCTTTCTGAGCCAGGGGAGCGGACATTCGCGATTAACCCGGACTACACCACCACGCCGCTCCGCAGTCCATCTACTTTCCCGAAATGGGTTAGCCCGGAGAACCGGTCCAAAGATCTTTTTTTGAAAGTATTTGATAAGCTGGCTTCAGTTGAAGCTATCGCCTTCCCCACTGGTGCACGAACCCGACAGCGTAATTTTTACAACGAGCTCCTACAAAAAATGGACGAGCGCCTGGGGGTAGACACCACCTCTGAGCGTCGTGCTATACTGGAAGCATATGGCGATGAAACCACAAGAGAAAGCGCGACTACAGCGACTGGCGAACGCGTCGCTGACCGAGGAGCGACTGCTCCAACAGAAGGAGAAGCAGCCCTCGAAGAGTTCGGATTCGACCTCTCGGCAGAACCCGAATACAAAGCTTTAGCCTTCCAATCTTCGCGCGCGCCGGAGTCTAACATCCCGGCTAAGAAAGGCCTTGAATACGACAAGGTGATTAAGCGGAACAAGATCGCCAAGGATCTTTCCCGCCGTTTTGTGGTACCGATTCGCCGTGGTAGATTCCGCCGGCCCGGAGCGGCTGCCATATTCTACTCCGACACTAAGATTATCCGCTACAAGAGCGGCGGCTTGCCGACTATCTTCCACGAGATGGGCCACTTCCTAGACGACAAGATGGAGTTTTTCAAGTACTTTATGGGCCGTGGTAAAAACATTACCGAGCGGGACGCGCTGATGGTAGAGTATGGCAACGGCGAGATGTATAAAAATCAGCCCAAGACGCGCTCCAAAGAAGCAACAGCGGAGTTTATACGCTGGTACTATTCCGGCGAAAGGACCAAGGCGCTGAAAGCCGCGCCAGGATTTTACGCTGTATGGGAAAAGAGAATGGAAGAGTTGCCGGAGATCCGGGACGTATTGGATCAGGCCGCGGCTGACTACGCACGCTGGCTTGATATGCCTTCAGTGGCTAAAGTGCAATCACAGATCTCTACGGAAAGCGACGACGAGTTGCAAACTTTTGGCGAGCGCGTCACTGAGAAGTGGCACCGTCTTTTTGAAATGAGCGTAGACGACCTGCACCCGATTGAAGAGTTTACCAAGCAAGCTAAAAAGCGTGGCGTCACTTTTAATTCTGAAGAGGATCCTTATGTGTTGGCTAGGCTGACTCGCGGTTGGCAAGGCAAGGCTGAAGCATTTTTGGAGAAGGGGACTTTCGGCCGCGTCTTTTGGAAAACTACAGATGGCAAGACCGTGCTCAACACCAACGGCAAATCACTCAGGGAGATCCTAAAGCCGCTGGAAGACAAGGGCGCCCTTGGCAATTTTTCTATCTACCTAGTAGCTCGCCGGGCCAACGAACTGAGCGCACGCGAGAAGCCGATTCAAAGTGGAATCAATAAGGCCGACGCGAATATGGCGGTCAGCGAACTGGAAACAAAATACAAAGACTTCCCGGCTAAGGCTGAGGAGCTGTATGCGTACCAAGACAGGCTACTGGACTATGGCAAAGACAGCGGTTTGTACGAAGACGACCTTCTAAAAAAGATCCGACAGATGAACCGCTCATACGTCCCCTTCTTCCGTGTGTTTGAAGAGCTGGAGAGCCGCGGCTATATGGGCCGAGGGTTTGGCAACGTCCGCAACAACCTAAAGAAAATCAAGGGCAGTGATCGGGAGATCGTCAATCCGCTAGAGTCAATCGTAAAGAATACCTACGCCATCATCAACGCCGCAGAGCGCAACAATGTGATGTTGGCGATGGCGCGCCTGGCGCAACAAGACTCAGAGCTTGGCCGACTGTTCACTAAAATTGATCGGCCGCAACAAGCGACCGCTGTCAATGTTAAAGAAGTGCTGGATGCCGCGCTTGGCGGCAAAGGAATCCGGGAGTTTTTGACGCCAGATACTCAAGAAACTCTCGACTCCCTAGACGAGCGAATTGTGAACATCTTTCGTCCTTCTTTTATTGCTCGAGGTGATACCATCACTGTCCTAGTGAAAGGCAAGCCCCAGTTTTTTGAAGTGCAAAAGGATCTACTCCGGGCCGTGCAAGCGCTGGATATTGAAAGCGCCGGCATTTTGGTCAAAATGCTTTCTTATCCGGCGAAGTTTTTGCGCGCTGGTGCCACTTTATCCCCGGACTTTATCGTACGCAACCCTGCTCGCGACCAACTGACGGCGGCCATCTTTTCGAAATACAACTACATTCCGGGTGTAGACCTGGCTCGTGGTATGTTTGGCTTGGTCACTCAAGACAGTGACTACTGGTTGTGGCGCATGGGTGGCGGGGAGCACGCGGCGATGGTATCGCTCGACCGTGAGTATTTACAAAAGAGCATAGAGCAGGTGATCTCTAAGCGTGGCAATGAAGCTATCAAAGACGCGCCACTTCGGACTTTACTCAAGGCGGGCAAGAATCCCCTTAGAGCGCTTCAGATTATGTCTGAGTTTGGTGAAGCCGGTACACGTATCGGTGAGATGAAGAAGGCGCTCAAAGCTCAAAAATCGCCTATTGAGGCGGCATTCGCAGCTAGGGAAGTGACCTTGGACTTTGCACGCATAGGATCAAAGACCCGGGCTTGGAATCTGCTGGTGGCTTTTTGGAACGCCAACGTCCAAGGAAACGAAAAAATGATCAGGGAGTTTAAGCGCAACCCCAAGGCGACCACTGTCAAAGCCCTCATTTATTTAACCATCCCCTCGATCCTGCTGTACATGGCCAACCGCGACGACCCTCGATGGAAGGAAATACCACAGTGGCAAAAGGATCTCTTTTGGATTGTCTTGACAGATGAAAACATCTATCGTATTCCAAAACCGTTTGTGATCGGCCAGATCTTCGCCTCGATGCCAGAGCGCATTTTAGAGTACATAGACAATGACAACCCCCAGATCTTTGAATCGCTTTGGGAAAACATTGTCAACGGAGTTAGCCCTGGCGTGATTCCGACTTTTGCCTTGCCATATATCGAAGACGTAACCAACCACTCTTTTTTCTTGGATCGTCAGATCGTACCAGAAAGCCGTGAGGACTTGCCGGCAGAAGCGCAGTACGGAACTTACACTAGTGAGTTTTCTAAAGAAGTCGGGCAGATCATCAAGTACTCGCCGGCCAAGATTGATAACTACATCAAGGGGTATTTCGCAGCGCTCGGTAGCTACACCGTGGACGTGATTGACAAGATCCTAATTGGCACCGGAATCACCAACCCCGTGCCCCGGCCACAGCGTAAATTTGAAGATCTACCAGTGATCAAATCATTTATGATCTCGGAGCCAATCGGCAGCCGGTCCCAATCTCTGAATGAGTTTTATGAGGAGGCCAACCGCGCCCAGGCCGCCTCTAACTACTACAACGAACTGCTGAAAAAAGGCGAGGGTAAGAAGGCGATGGAATTTCGCAGTAAGAATCCGATCGTGGACGTGGGTACGTATTTCGCAGCTGTGCGGGAGCAGTTATCAACCATCTCCTCTCTAAAGCGTGTTATAATGGAGCATAGGACTCTCAGCCCGGCTGAGAAGAGCCGGAGGATAGACGCGCTGGATCGGCAAATGACGCATATTTCGGAGCGCGCCCTCCGGATTCGTTTTAAGCAATAGAGCATATGGCTTACTACCAATCACTGAACAAGCAGGAAAAATACTTTGGGTATTTTATGGTGGCGCTTCTTCTCGGTATTCAGTTTTTCGCTATTGGATCACTGGCTCTCCGTGCAATCCGGGAAAGAAGTTTGGACTCTGTCCGCTTCCTTGTCGGTGTCGCCGGTCGAGGGGAGGCATTGACTGAGTTTGATCATTTAGACTACTAAATCTTATGGGAACAAAAACATCAAATCTGCCGACTTGGTTGCAGTCTTCAACCGGTGAAGGTCTTCCACTTCGGGTCAAGAGTTTTTTGGTCGGCGTCTTGCCGGCCGTGCTGGCTATCTCGCACTTAACCGGTAACCCGATTTTGGAAGTGGACGCGAACATGTGGGTTGAATCGCTGGTGGTAATCGTGGAAAGCGCCGTAGCATTGATCGCCGCTGTCTATCACTTCGCTGGCTGGGTCCGTGCCCGTTACTACAAAGAGAATAATCTTGGCAAATTCTCCGCTTAAAAAAATGAAATTCTTCAACACCCTACGAAAAAAGCTGCCGTTTGACGACTGGTTGCCCGGCGAGCCGGAGCAAGACCCCAAGAAAAAGCCCAAGGCTTTGTATATTGTGGCGGTCACCGGTGACACTGGGCAACTGGTCCGACTAGCAACCAAGTCTTTCGATCACTTGAGAGCAAATCTCCGGCGCTTTCACGACAACAGAGTCAACTATATCGCTAGAAGGTGGGGTCGTGGGATGAAAGAAATAGACGCCTTCGCTGTGTATAGCGAAAAAGCACAGGAGCAGATCCGGACCAAAGACCAGGCATTTGCAATGTTGTCGGCCAAAGTAATGTCTGACCCGAAATGATAATTCTGATAAAAGAAAAGCCTCTTTCTGTCAATGACGCGTGGCAAGGCAGGCGATTCAAGACACCGGAGTATAAGACCTACGAAAAGCTGCTCCTACTGAACTTGCCGAAGCACAAAATGGTCAAGGGCAAGGTCGCGATAACGTACCGCTTTCACCTCAAAAACCACTCCCGGACGGACAGCGACAACCTACTCAAGTGCCTTAATGATATACTGGTGAAGAAAGGGTACATCGAAGACGATCGGAAAATCTACGAGTCCCACGTGTTCAAAATACCGGCAAAGGACGACTCGATGGAAATCAACATTCAACCTATCGACATATGAATATAATCTACGCACCGAATTATAAAAAAGGATCTACTGTCTACCACGCGATCCACAACGCCGGGGGAATGGGAAATGATCCCTTTGCCTCTTCGATTAACCTCACCGCAGCGCAGGTCAACGAGGCACACCGCCAACGCTGGAACTTCCCGGACTCTATAGTGAAAATGCCGGACGGCTCACCGAGCTACATTGGCTACAATTTTATGATCGATAGAGATGGTAAGATAACGCAAGGTCGGGCAATCGGAAATGAAACCGCAGCGCAGCGCGGCTATAACTTCAATGGCGTGGCCATTTCTATAATGCTCTGCGGAAACGGCGAAAAAAGCCCCGTCACGGGCAAAGCGGTGGATCAGCTTACTATGGAGCAACTAAAGGCGCTACGGGCTCTCCACGCCGTGTTACCGCCTGTCTGGTACCCGAACATTGTCCCACACCGTCGCCTACAGCCTACGACTAGCTGCTATGGCTCCGCTCGCAATGAAGTCTGGGGCAGGAATCTAATCGTGGCCGGGATTTTGGATCAGATCGCAGCGGAGCTAATGGACTTGCTTGCGAAAATAAAGGCTATGCCAAAAACTTTTGGGAAGGCTTTGTATCTTTCGGACCAGTTGCAATGTAATGAATTAGACGTACGCGGTTAGTATGAGTCAGAAATTCGAAAAGAAATTGCGCAAAGAAGCGCGCGCTAAACTGAGCCACGAGTTTGAGTTGCTCAAACAGATGATGGTTCCGGCGCCTAAAAATCCCCTGCTCAAGCATTTGTGGCATTGGGGCTTGCGCTTTTACTTCAAGGCCGAGATAGATTATCGGCCCGACAAACGACACGCTGTCACCCTGCCCGGGGTCGTAGCCGGGCCGGACACAAAAGAAATCCCCGGCCAATGACCGGGGGTTTTAATTAAGCTGTAGATCCGCAAGCTTGCGGATCTACAGCTTAATTAACTTGCGGAAATTTGTCAATATCTTATACTGAAAATACACTCTACGGATCACCAACAAAAGGAGGCTACCCGTGACGCATTATTGCTGCACTTGCAAGCGGACAACGGGCTTCCACTGGGAAGGCCTCCGCACGGTCTGGTTCTTCCGGACATACCACATTTACATCTGCGACGACTGCCGGACTGGCGAGGTGCTGGTCTACGCGGGAATCGCTCTGAACTAGGAGGGGAGCATGAGAACAGGCGACAACCTGGACCACGAGGAGTTTCACAGGGTCTACTGCTCTGAGTGTCAGCTCTCCCTAGGACGTCGTGAACACCGAGTCGTCTTCAGCGACAAGGTCTTCCACGAAAGGTGTTGGGACACCGCAAGGAGGCGCGGCCGTCTGGCTGCGTCCTTTCCTGGCGAGGCGACACCGCCGGAGGGTGTGGGGAAAACTGAAAGGGGGTGATCAACATCTCGTAGTCCTACCCGGACTATAGTGAATCTCTCTACCGCGAGGCTTCCGTCATTACTCGCGGCCGCACGCTTCCCCTTGGGTAAGGGAGGCAAACCAAGGCCCCCGGAGCAATCTGGGGGCCTACAAAATTACATTGTGGATAACTCTTAAAACCCTCATTCAATGAGGGTTTTTTGAGTGTTGACTATGGGGAAAACTTTGAGTTATACTGAAGGAAAGGTCGCTTATCAATTAACCAACATCAATGATTAAATACGAGAATCAAGGACTGTTCATCCGGGCGATACGTGACATCACGTTTCATCCGAACGGACGGACCATCGAGAGCTGGCGAGAGTATCGGCCGTGGGTTCGCTTTGTCTGGCGCACCGCGTTGCCGGGGATCTTGCTGGGAGCTTTGATCAGTTTTTGCATTTGGCTTTCTATGGTCGTGCAAATCGCTGGCATCGAGCTTCAGTAAAATACAAACGTAATTTCAGACACCCTACGATATGACTGAAAAAGAAAAGTCGGTAGTGACCCACGCTGTCACCACCCCCAACAAGCAGCCTCCAACACCGCTAACAGTATTCAAGGCGGCGTTGGCTAACGATTATCAAAAGCAGGTCGTCAACTATTTCAATGGCGACAAGACCGCGGGTATGCGGTTTTTAACCTCGGCCGCAGACTATGTGCGACGCGTGCCAAAACTCCTAGAGTGCGATCCGCATTCGCTGATCAATGCCTTAATGACAATCGCCTCTTTCCGGTTTATGCCCTCGAGCGTGGCCGGCGAAGCGTATATCATCCCGTATGGCGGTCAAGCTCAATTCCAGCCAGGTTACAAAGGTTATGTGACTCTGTTCTACCGGGCCGGAGTGAAGAAGATTGAGGGCGAGATTATTCGCGAGAACGACGAGTTTTCAATGACCAATGGCGAGCTGATTCACAAAATAGATCTTCGCAAAACTATGCGCGAGCGCGGTGCGCCGGTTGGCGCATATGTGCGCGTGACTCTGCCGTCCGGAGAAGAAGCGGTTAAGTATATGAACGGCGGTGATATCATCGCTCACGGCAAGAAGTTCTCTAAGGCATTTAGTAAGGCGGACAGCCCGTGGAACGCGGACAAGGACCCGGAGCTTTGGATGTGGAAGAAGACTGTGCTGTTGCAAGCGGCCAAGTTTTTACCGAAAAACGACGAGCTAGTTCGAGCTATGGAAGAGGACTTTAAGGACTCCACGGTGAGCGTGGGCGGTATGCTGGACGCTGAAGGCCCGGCAGTGGGAGCGGCTGACCATACGCCACAAGTGATGCCAGCTGAACCAGTTCCGGATGAGGAAAACAACGATGAGGAAATTAAGACAATCAATTTATGAGCAACACCATTCAGTTACCGATCAGCTCGTTGTCTTACTCCGCACTCACACAACTGCTTCGCAATCCGTTGATCTTTAAGCTCAAGTACGTTTTTGGTGTGTACGACGGAAAGATGAGCGTGAGCGGAATGATCGGCCGGGCCGGGCACGAAGCGCTCAAGGCCTACTACGGAGGCCACCAAGACTATCCGCTACGAGCGGACCAGTGGCAGGCGCGCGACCTTGGCCTGGCCTATCTCGACACTTTTGACGACAGCGCCATCAACTACGGCAAGAACGGTAGCCGCGAATCTATGCTCAAGGGTTATGCGCAGGCAATGGACTTTTACTTTACCGAAGAGCCGCAGTATCACGAGATTCTGATGTGCGAAGAAAAGATGGACGCCGAGATCAAGACATTGGAAGGCGACATGCTACCGCTACCGGCCGTGGGCGTGCCCGACTTGGTCCACAAGCGCGCTGATGGCAACGTGGAGATCATTGATACCAAATTTGTGTCTAGCTTCACCAGCTACGAAACAGAGGACTATATCAAGATCGTTCAGGCGCAATTCCTATTTCACTTGCTGCTTGCTACCAAAGGAATCAAGGCAGACCGCATGTTGTTTCGTGAGATTAAGCGTACGGCCAACAAAGACGGCGGTAATCAGATCCGCGACTATGCCATCCCGTTCGAGCACAACCAGTACCGGACTATCTTCTACAACATATTCAAAGATGTGGTCAAATTCCTTTCCACCCCCAACCAGATCTTTTTGCCAAACCTAGGGGATCTGTTCGATGGCGAGCAAGCCGGACTGTTGTACGCACAAGGCCTGATCAATGCGGATATGAGCGACGTGGAGGTAATGCACAAGGTCAAGGACGTGGCTTTTGCCAGCAAGAAGTTCGTCAGCTCACGTTTGGACCGCGTAGAGAATCAGTACCTGAACCCGGAAGAGCGAATCAAGTTGCGTCTAGCTGAGTTCGGCATCCCGGTGGAGCCTGTGGACGTGAAGACCGGCGCGACGATCACGCAGTATCGCTTTAAGGTGTCGGCCGGCATCCGGATGAGCACGATCGTCAAGCACAAGGACGATATTGTTCGAGCCTTGGAAAGCACCGGAGAAGTGCGCATATTAGCCCCTATTCCCGGTACAAGCTATGTCGGTATAGAAGTTGAGAACAAAACGCGCCAGACGGCCAAAATGGGCCGGCAACACCTAGCTCCAGGCACGCTGTCCCTGCCTATTGGCGTAGATGTGCACGGCGAGGCTATCGGACTAGACTTAGCCGAGGCACCGCACCTGTTAATCGCCGGCGCAACCGGCTCCGGTAAGAGCGTGTTGCTGCACACTTTGATCACCGCGCTGACTAAGCAAATGGGGCCGGAGGAGCTGAGAATGATCTTAATTGACCCAAAGCGCGTGGAGCTATCTGCCTTTGATGAAAGCCGTCACCTGCTTGGGCCGATTGTGTACGAGCAAGAGGACGCCTTCCGCTATCTGACTGAGCTGACTGAGGAGATGGAGCGTCGGTACAAGATCCTGAAAAAAGCCGGCAAGCGCAACATAGCGGAGTTCAACGAGAGCAAGCGCAAAGAAAGCTTGAAGATGCCTTATATCGTGCTGGTCATCGATGAGTTCGCTGACTTTATGCTTAGGCGTAAAACTGGCGCGCTGATGGAGAGCTTAATCGTACGGTTGGCGCAGATGGCCCGAGCCGCAGGAATCCACCTGATCATTGCCACGCAGAGGCCATCAACGGACGTGATTAGCGGACTTATAAAAGCTAACTTCCCAACTAGAATCGCTCTAACTACTGCTTCGCCGGTCGATAGCGAAGTCATCCTAGGCAAGCGCGGCGCTGAAAAGCTGGCTGGCAAGGGAGATTTACTCCTACTCAGCCCTGCCCTCCGCGGACTTAAGCGACTACAAGCATTTTCCCTATGACAGAAGACTACTTACTAATGTTGGTGGCTAAGAAATACAAGCTCACTAAGCAGGAAATCCTTTCCAAGACGCGTCGAGCAGATGTGGTCCGGGCCAGGTCGCTATACTGGCACCTGCTCCGGCACGTGGCCGATTGGTCTTACCCCAGAATCGGCCGGATCACGGGCCACGATCACACGACAGTGTCCTATGGCGTGGCTAAATTTGACGCAGAAAGCCCGACGAGCAAGCAGGAGTATAAGAAGATCCATCTTGATATGGTGAAGTATATACACGAGCGCTTGATGGCGAAGAGAGATAAGAAAAAGGCAGCAAAGACGGTCATTTTGAAGCCTGACGGGACGTGGGAGGAGAAAGGTGAATAAACTGTGAATAAGTCGGCCATCGGAGTTAATAACATCTTAATCATTTGGGGAAAACTAAAAGAGGGCTTCAAAATGAACCAAAGATATTAACAGCTTACGAATGGCTCATCCACAGTTTTGGAATACTTATTCACAGTTTATACACTCCAATTTAGCCTTGAAAATGGACCCTGACCCGCATAAAACCTAGGGCGCGGGAAAGAGCTCTACTAGCGGCGAATTGTTTTTATCATTAAAAACCAGTAACAGTAATCGAGAAACTATATGGACAAGAATGCGATAAAAGGTCAAGTGGACCACTGCCTGCGCAACTACCCTGAAACTAGGAATAGCGACGTGCGGCTGATGATCTATATCTGGCGGCTATTCCACTCCGTCGGGTCCACGATCTCCGTAGAACAACTGTACGACTTACCCCGTGAAGACAGTGTGAAACGATTCCGGGCGATGCTCAACGCCGAAGGCAAGTACTATCCCACCGACTGGAAGATAGCTAAGCGCCGGGGTATGGAAGAAAACAAGTGGCGGGAGGCTCTAGGATATCCAACCAAAGAAAGTACTCAAAACCCAACAAAGGTCGAATCATACATGGACCCGCAAAAACCAACCTTATTCAGGCCATAATTCTATGGGGCACAACTGCACCGAGAAGCGTCAGTATCGGAAGAAAGAAGCCATGCAAACACGCAATCACGCAGAGAAGAACGGCAGACAGCTTCGAGTGTACCAATGCAACCACTGTGACTTCTGGCATTTAACAAAATACGATCGCAACGGATTCAAAATCAAAAAGAAAATCAGAAAAAACGGCAAACAGCGAAAGTCTACATGGAATCCTTCCAAGCTTGACAATTAGAAAATCTAAAGACAAAAACTATTATGAGTGAAAATAAATTGTGGCAGGGGTATCTGTCCGAACTTCGGGCCACGCTGATCAAGCAGGGGTTTGATCTAGTAAATACTGAGGGCAAACTGGTGATTGACAGCGAAGGGATCTGGTATGTGGGAGTGAACGCATTGACCAGGGACGGCGAGCGAAAAGAGATCACGCCATTTTTCAAGGTCGGGGAAGACAAAGAAACCGCCGACAATTTACTGCTGGAGCTAGAGAGCGAGCTCATATAAGCAAAACCCGCGGCCTCTTAAGGATCCCCGCGGGTGTGCTGGCTGGGGATCGAACCCAGCTGCACAACATATAACGAAACAAAAAAGAAAATAATACAAGTCTATGAAAGCTATTATTTGTGACAAATGCAAGAAGCAGACACCAAGAGAAGGAATAATCGATAGAGCCGTGAGCGTAAAATACCGGAAACGCGAAAGTCTATGGGAGGAGTTTTCGCGCCCAGACACGGTAGTTGATCTTTGCTGGAGCTGTTTTGATGAATTTAGGGTATGGATTAAGATGATGGGGTAGAACATAATTAACCCCCAGAGAAGTTGCGGGCTGGAGTGGCGGACAGTGAGCCGTAAGGGAATGAGCTGCCGGAACAGGCCGAAAGGTACTTCCGAAACCTACCCGGCCCAAGCAGTAAAGGGTGACATGGTCTGCAAAGTCAAACCTTTGCCTCCAGCCCCCAGCTTCTCTGATTAAGAATAATTAAGTAAATAAAAAAATGGAAATAAAAAAAGGACTTGAGCATTCAACATCTGACCCGTGGTATGACTTGTCTGCTGGCGGTTATCTGAGGCCGGAAGAGATCTGTGAAAATCCCGAAGACGCCAAGAAGGTGAGCGAGGCAGTAGAAACTATAGAAGACTTCCTTAATTCGTGCGAAGAACAGATTGACGGATTTTTGCAATAATGACCCCCACCCCAAACAAAAAACTGAATAGCGAGTGTTGTGAGTGGAAAGGTACAAAAACTAGCAAGGGGTATGGAGTTATGACTCTTAATGGCAAGCAGTATCGTGTTCAACGCATCGCAGTTTTATTAAGCGGTAGGAAGATACCTAAGGGAATGGTAACAGACCATTTATGTAGGAATCGTGCTTGCATAAACCCAGAGCATTTAGAGGTTGTTACTAATACAGAGAACGTAATGAGAGGAGAAAGTTTTTCTGTAAACAATCTAAGAAAGGATAGGTGTGATAATGGTCATTTATATTCGGAACACGGAAAGTTTAGTAAACGCAAGACGGGGAAAGTATGGAGAAGCTGTAGGGTTTGTATAAATGAACAAAGGAAAAGGCGAAGAGCAAATGGTAGTGAAGAATAAAAAATACTATGAATAAAGAAAAAAACTGTCACACCCCCTCCCAAGAGAGCGAGTGGGAGGAGGAGTTTGAGGAGAAGTTTGAGAATGTCCACTATGTAGTTTCGTGGGGAGAGCAGAAATGTGATTGCCGTGATGACGGCACCGAAAAAGGGAGCGAGGTATGTAAGACTAATATCAAATCCTACATCCATTCCCTCCTCACCCGCCAAGAAACTCAACTCCGAGAGCGGATAGGGGAGAAAGTGAAAGTGCTAGACAATCTTAATGTCCTTGAGGCTCACTATCACGAGATAACACACGCAGATGAAAAATTAAAAAACATTCAGGCTAGAAGTATGCAGATCGGATTTTCTAAAGCAACCACCGCCGTCCTCAAGATAATTAAAGGAGAGTAACCCCTATGGAAACACAAAAAATCCCCAATGAACTCCGAAAACTCATCGCCTGGGCCAAAGCCGAAATCAAAGAGTACGAGAAGTTTATAGAAATGTTGGAGAAGAAAATTAACCCAAGGAGGAAATAACCTATGACCTCAAAAGTAAACATAAGAAAATCCGGCAACGGCTACCTGATTGAGATTGATGATGGCATAACCAACCCCGTGTACGCCATCAGCAAAGACGAGCTGGAGCAAATAGTGCTTATCGGGAGAGTTATTGTTAACGAGGAAAACCTATGACCTCCCACCAAAAAAAGTATGACTAACTGGATCAAGCGCATTTTCAGAATCCGTAAAGTTGTCCCGACTGCCCCGCCGATTTTGCTGTTGCCTGCCCCAGACCCGGAGCGGTGGATTGATCAACGCTTTTTTACAAACCTAATTTTAGAGAATATCCGACGCCGCATGCAGCAGATCTTGTCTGAATTCCCGACCACAAGCAAAAGTATTTATGAGATGGCGGTGGAGGTAGCCATGCTGGAGGAGGTATTCGCTAAAAATTACGATAAGATCCACGGACAGGGCGCATTTCCTCGTGGTGGTTTTAAGTTCGCCGCAAAAAACAAACCACGCCCATTTGAAGAGAGCCTATGAACATCAAACAACCCGGCAAAGGCTATATCATTAAAAAGCCGATTGTCTACGCGCCGATCAAAGACATCATCTACGGCAACACTAGAACGAAGGAAAGCTATGTGCGCTGGCTGGCTAAGCACCTGGACTCACGCGAAGTGGTCGCCTTCCCGGCCTATTGGAACGGCCAAGGATATGTGCTGACAGATGGCAATCACCGAACCAAGGCCGCGGCGCTGGCCGGGTACGAGTACGTGCCCGTGGTCCTGTTGACGAAGCAGGAGTATGACTTTGTGAAGTACAGCACCCGGCATATCAACATCTCCGCTTTCTATCCCAAAAGGCCTATCAAGTTACCAACTCCCCCCGTCGGGGTGGATGCCGGGATCATTAACAAAATTGTACACTTCACGACTTAATCTGAAGTAATCCACAAGCAAATTCGCTCTTGACGTGGTATGATTATCTTGGTAGCAGTGATCATTCACTGTCTGCTGGTAAAACCTTTTTTGAGTGTAGCGTGTCGCAAGGAGTTATTCGCTCCTTGCGAAGCTGAGCATAGCTGAGATGAGCCTCCTCCCCAGGAGCTGATCAACGCGCGGCCGTAAAGGCGAAACTGCTTGGCTTCGTAAGTAGCGAATACACAATGGCTAATATACCGATCAAATGGCAGCACTACCGCACCCGGAAGTATAAGGTGAAGTTTTGGCTCGCGTTTCTTGGCTTGAAACTCCGTAATTTAATCGGCCGCTAATATGAAGAAAATCCCTACGAAAAAAAAACGAGTCGTGCTTCGTTCACGAGGCCCATTTAAGCTTGGCGAAGAAACCACTAAAACTCCAATCACCAGAATCCCGCGCAGATATCCAAAGCCTACGGAAAAGAAAAAGAACGCCGCAACCAAGAAGAAGGAAAGACTACAGAGCTTAGAGAAGGAAGAGATACAGAAGGGAAGCGCGGCCGCGGGAGCGGAGAACCAGGAGCTTACGAAGTCTGGAAGGGTCCCTGGATCTATCCTGAAGAATGCGAAGCACGAATTGTTTTGTCAGTTGTGGGCGTCGCACGAAGAGTTTTTTGGCAACGGAGTGAGGAGTTATGCGCAGGTGTATGATTTATATCTTGGCGATCCGGCTGAATATGCGACAGCGAAATCGAACGCGGCGCGCTTGCTAACAAACGCTGTCGTCCTTGAGCGCATAGAAGAGCTAATGGATATCCTTGTGAACGACGCCGTTGTCGACAAAGAGCTAGGGACTGTAATCAAGCAGAATGCTGACTTTTCTAGCAAGGTGTCGGCAATCCGAGAATACAACCGAGTCAAAGGGCGAATCACGAATAAGGTGAAGCATTCCGGCTCAGTCGCAACTGAAGTGAGCGACGATCAGTTCGGGCGGATTGTGGAGCAGGCGTCTAAACAAATTAACAAAGAAAAGAAATGAGTATGCCCCCCTTCAATCCCCTCCAGTCATTCAAGCTTGGGGACCAAGTAAAGTTTCGAGTCGGCGAACAGGAGTTTGAGGGCATCGTGACTGAGCTACAGCCAACATGGTTTTTGATTGGCCATATCGAGGACGCCGAGAATCCTTTACGCCGGAATATATTCTATAAAGCCAAAGACTACGGCAAGATCTCTCACGTTGTGATTGTTAAAAAATAACAACAACGCTAATGATCATCAAGAACGAATACCCGCCGAACATTGAGGACATTAAGAGTCGCTTTGAGATTGCGCCAACTGTGGTCTTTACCTATGGCGACGTGATCTATAATCCATCCGGAAAAGAATTGCCCCAACACTTGATTGAGCACGAGAGCACGCACAGAGTGCAACAACTGGCTTATCCGGGCGGCCCGGACGCTTGGTGGGCCGAGTATTTAATCAATCAAAGCTTCCGGTTGCAAGAAGAGGTCGAGGCGTATCGCGTGCAGTGGGATTTTATCTTGGCGTTTTGTAACCGCCGGGACCGCCGGGCATTGTACGCGCAGATCACTAAGGATCTAAGCAGTAAAATCTATGGCAGTATGTGCTCAGCCAAAGAAGCGCAAGACTTAATATGCCCCTAACCGAAGAACAAAGAGTCGTTGTCAATGGCGCCGCGCAGCGGTACCTGGACTCTTTTTGTTTGGCTGTGGACCAGAAGTATCGAGTCAACTGGCACCACGAGATTATCGCAAGAGCCTTAGAACGCGCCTTGAAACGAGCTGTCGCGAACCAGAAGACTAGAATCATCATCGAAATGCCGCCACGACACGGCAAGAGCGAGCTGGCTAGTATCAAGTGGCCGGCATGGGCTTTGGGCCAATACCCGGACTTACCAATCATCACCTGCTCTTACAGTGCTGATCTAGCTGTTAAATTTGGCCTCTCAACACGCGATACTATGCTGGAGGAGAACTATCAAGACATCTTCCCGCAAACGCGCCTGAGGGCTGACCAGAGGGCAAAGGGACGGTGGCTGACTGACAAGGGCGGTAGTTATATCGCCGCCGGTGTGGGTGGTGGTATCACCGGACGAGGCTTTAAGCTTGGAATCATCGACGATCCTTTCAAGAACCGAGAAGAGGCGAACAGCTCTACCATCCGCGAGAAGGTGTGGGACTGGTACACTTCCACGTTTTACACCCGGCAAGAAGGCTATGGAGCGATTGTGGTAATTATGACACGGTGGCACAAGGACGATTTGGTCGGCCGACTGTTGGCCAAAGAAGAAGAGGATCGAGCGGCCGGCGCAGAAGAGTTCGACGAGTGGGAGGTGATTCGTTTTCCTGCCATTGCTGAAGAAGACGAAGAGCTTCGCAAGTTAGGCGAAGCATTGTGGCCGGAGCGACTGAGCTTGCCCATGCTTAAGAACACGCGCCAAGCTCTTGGGATCTTTGAGTGGTCCGCGCTGTATCAGCAGTCACCAATCACTAGTGAGATCCAAGAGTTTCAAGAAGAGTGGTTTAAGACTTACGACCCTGGAATTCTGCTGACGCTCCCGCAGTTACAATACTTCACGCTGGTGGACTTAGGTCATAAAGACCGCAAGGAGAAGAAGGACAAGAAGGAGCCGGACAAGACCGTGGTGCGTACCATAGCCAAACCAAGGGGATTGCCTCACTGGTATATGATCGATGAGTCGGCCGGGATCTGGGACCCGGGCCAGACTCTAGACGCTATCTTCACTCACCAGAAGCTTTACAATTCTCAGGTGTGGGTTGAAGGTGTTGGCTATCAGCGCGCCTTGGAGTACTTCGCTAGAGAGAAGATGGCTCGCGATGGGCAGATATTCATCATCAACCTACTCAAGCGCAACAACACCACAGCCAAGAGCGAGCGCGTCCGGGGGCTGATACCCCTGGCCAAGAACGGATTCCTGCTGGTCCGTGCTGACGGCAGTGACAAGCCAATGATCCGGGAGGCGATAGACTTCCCGCAAGGCACGTTTGACGACCGCATTGACTGTTTGGCTAACGGTCTGGAAGCGATTGCCACGACCGCTCCGCCAAAGAAAGCATCCGGCAATAAGAACCGTGCGCCGATGAGCGAGTACGGGGGTTAGTATTTAATTAACAGGTTATCCACAGCCATTTTAACCAGACGGGCGGAATGGTTTGTGGTATAGTAAAGCCAATGAAGTGGATTCTACTCTTCGTACTACCACTGCTTTTTCTTATCTACGCTCTATTTGCTATCTTCATCAGTCCACCATCCACGCCGGAGCCTTTTGCTGAAGAGCCGAGCGACATCGAAATAAACATCCAACCGGCTACTTATACTTCGCTAGAAGGTAAAGGGTAAACTCAACATCGAGAATGTACTCTAAAGAAATAGCAGACAAAAAGGCTTTACTGGCGGTGAAGCAAATCCAGGTAGCTGTTAAGGATCCAAAACGCCTGACGCGTCTTAAGAACACGGCCAAGAATGCCTTGGCTTATGAGAATGACACTACTCCGGCGCCGGCTGGCGAGTTTAGCTTCCCCGGCCTGGTGTATTCCGGGTTTGAAGACACGCTGGTGTCAAAGCTCAACGATCCAATCCGGATCATATTTGCAAAACAAGAAGAGGCTGACTTGAAGAAGGCTAAGAAGGTCACGGGTGCGGCTGAGTTCTACAGTCAACCAGTCCGCGGCGCTTGGGAGATGAAAGACATTATGGGTAAGAAGGCCGCCGCGCGCGGTGGTTTTGCTATTTTTGAAAAGCACTCAGAGCAACGAGAGATCAATGGCAAGGATGTGTTTGTGGATGTGCTCCGTAACGTGAAGGCAGAAGACTTCTACTGTCAAAGGGGCAAGGGCTGGGACCTAGAAACGCACGATTTCTTGGGAGAGTTTAATATCACACGGACCAAGAGCGAGCTGGAAAACGGCGTGAAGGCCGGGCTTTATGACGCAGGGCAGGTGGATCAGCTGATCGCCGCTTATGGTAAAGACAGCGGTCATAAATTCAATGAGTTCTTGCTTAACTCTAGTGGTAAGGATCCAATGCGCTACTTGGACGCAAGCGACGCTGACAACCAGACTGGCGAGCCAACCTATTCGCTTGTCGGTCACTTAATGCAATCAGAGGGTGAGCGTTCTTATTTGTTGCTTGACTACCGCTCCGGCATTTGGGTCCGGGCGGAGAACCTAGAAGAGATCTTAGAAAAACCGGCTGACGCGGTCGTACCGCTTTGGAATTACAAAGCTTGGCACACACACCCGGAAGCAGACAACTTTTGGACCAAGGCGCCTGGCGACGACGTCCGGCCGGTGCACGAGATGGTCAAGGTGCTGGTGAACCTGTCTATGCTCAACCTGAAGAAGCGAATCAAGGCGAAGCGAGCCATTGATCCAAACTTCTTCCCGGACGCGCGCGAGATTGCTGACTCTGTCACTGAGGTGGTGGAGGCTAACTCTATTCCGGGTCGCTCGATGGGCGAAGGCGTGTATGAGTTTAAGACCGACGACAACACGTCGATAATGGTGAACCTTGTCAACTTCGTGAATAACTTCTTAGGCGAGAAGACAGGCATTACACCGGGCGCTCAAGGTGCGGCAAGAGAGTCTACCGCCACGGTTTACGTCGGCAATATCGAGCAGGTGGCCAACCGGATGAATCTTTACAGTAAGTTCTATCAGCATTGCTGGGCGCAAATAGGCTTGCTTTTCTTCCTTGGACTTAAGAAATCAATGACTGAGGAAATGTACGTGCGCGTGATGGGGACCAATGGCTATGAGTGGGATGAGCTCAAAGAGGCTGACGTCAATCCGATGCGCGATTATGATATCCGTATTCAGGGCGGTGCTGAAGACGCGCAGAACACAGCCGTCACCAAGAAGGCCAAGAGTGAAGCGCTTGAAGCCGTGGCCGCCAAGTTTCCGCAGGTGGTCAACCCCCGCGAGTACGCAGAGCAACGTTTGCGCGCCGGTGATTGGGATGACGAAGAGATCAAGCTTATCCTTGACACTGACGTCTATGGAAGCCGGGAGATCTTAGCTGAGGCCGCGCAAGCTATTCAGGATATTTGCGCCGGAGCAGAACCGAAAATAAACCGAAAGGCCAATGAAGCTTTTGTGATGAAGATCATTGACTACGCTGACGACACCGAAGACCTAGAGCCGAATAAGCAGGAGCTCTTGTATGCCTATGCTTCGCTCCATATGGACGTTGTAGCCAAGAACGCAGCTCGCAGGGCCATTATGATGGCTTCGATGGCCGGACAGATCCCTGGGGCTCCTGTGGGCGCCTTGCCGCAACAACCCGCAGCCCCACAGACCGCCTTTCCATCCGGGGTCAACCCGCAGCAGAATCCTGGATTAGCAGCTAATGCGGCTACCTTGCCGCCAGCCCCAACCGGGCGCTAACTATATGGCAGATTTTGAAAAAATCAAAGACTACTTCGCCGACAGCGATCCGGATATCCGCAGCCAGATTATTGGTTTGGAAACTAAAATAAAGACGGCCAAGCTATACAACAACCTGAAAGGGCACGACGCCGTGAAGATGATCTTGACTCAATGTGACGCTGCTCTCCACTACTACAACCTCTGGTTGCAAGAACAGGTGGTCAACACCGAAGCGGACAAGATTCAGCGCGCTCGCTTTATGGCCTATCGGGATTCGTTCGCTTGGATTCGCAAGCTCTTCACAGTAGAAAATAAACTAGCCAAAGACGAAGAAGCAGCCGCGGCGCTAGAGGCGCAAGCAGCCGCCGGCGAATAAAAGATATGGGAAAAATACGCAAAAAACTTAAAGACGTTCTCGGCTTTGATACTCGTCAGGATATCCGGGAGCAGACCGAAGACACCAAGAAAAAAATCAGCACCTTTTTAGCTGATAACCCCAACCTAGTCGTGGCTGTGCTCGATCCGGTAACCGATGTGGTCGTGGTGGGCTTTCAAGACTTGCTGACCGCTAACCGAGTGGTAGCGAAATCCACAGGCAAGGCGAGTGGGATGATCGCTGATGTGCTACAATATAACAAAGAAGATGCGTCAACCGTAGACTCGATGAACCAACTTCTGCTGATCCTAGACGGATCCATTCACACAATCGCCAAACAGCTTGCCGAGAAAACAAAGGTCGCTTATTCAATTAAAAAAGAAGACTAGATTTATGGGAACCAAAAAGAATAAAATCGTCGACGTAATGACGATTGACGAGCACGGCCGCGAGAAGATCTTGCGAACCTACAACAGCGCAGAGCTGAAGGCATCCGACGCTCCGATTCAGGACGCAGAAGAAGCAGCCAAGTCTTTCTGCACTGGCAACAAGGAGCACTTGACCTACGTGGTCCGGGGCAAGGGATCTGATGAGCCGGAGGACGAGGAGGAGGAAACCGACGAAGAAGAGGAAGATGAAGACAGCGACGAAGCCGAAGAAGACGAGGAGGAGGAGGAAACCGACGAGGTGGAGTCTTACGACGAGCTCTCCCAAAAGGAGTTGCGCGCCGAAGGTACTGCACGGGGCCTTACTCTACCGAAGCCGGGATCTAAGGCTGACACCAAGAAGAACTTGATCAAACTCCTGGAAGACAGCGACACCGCTAGTGAAGCTGAAGAAGACGAAGCCTAACCTGTAAAGATCTTTTACAACTGAACACAAACACCCTACGACGCGTTTGTGCTCGCAGTATCACTCAAGCCCCCTCGGCTTGCTGCAAGCGCCTATTCACATTCCTCGTAGGGTGTTGTGTCTAGGGGCTTGAGCGATATTGCGAGAACAATATCGCTTTTTGTTTTGCCGGATCGCAATGCGCCACGCGCTAAAAGATTCGGCCGGAGGGTCGGATAAAACCTTCGTCACCAAAACGATTTTTCGAGTGGTTACTCGAGATTAAATACAAACGAACCCGGGCAAAAAAGCTCGATAGCAAATATGAATAGACCAATTAGACGATCGGAGCGGGAGCCACACGTGACCGATGCCGATATCGAAGTAGCGCTGAAGATGGAAGAGAAGGGCAGTGAGGTGCCAGATTCTCTGAAGCCGGCGCTAGAGAAGTATAAAAAGGATAACCCAGACAAATTTCCAGCCGGCGATGAGCCGGACGGAGATGATCCAGCTACCCCGGAGGATCCCTCGAAAGATTCCCCGGAATCAAAGCCGGAAGCGAAGCCAGACGAATCGAAGCCAACAGATCCCGGGACGGATTCTGATGAGGACGACGACGCTGGTGACGACGAAGGCGATGAGGAAGACGACGACGACGCTGGTGAGGATCCTGTCGGGTCCAAGAAAAAGCGACGTCCCGTCAGGTATATCCCAATTAAGGAGTACAAGGACCAAAAGAAGAATTGGGCTACCCGGGAAGGTACGCTCGTTACGGAAGTTGATGGCCTGAAGAAAAAGATTGAGGAGTTGTCGGGATCTAAAGCCGACGACGATAAAAAAACTTTTGAAGAAAACCTGGAGCAAGTCGCCAACGAAACGGGATTTGCCAAAGGTGATTTGCAGAAGATCCTAGATCTTATCGAGAAGAAGGTGGCCTTGCCTGCGGATCTAGTCGAAAGACTAAAGAAACAGAGCGAGTCACCTGCCCCAGAGTCTACCCCCGCCGCGCCGGCCAAGAGCCAGGCAGAGCAAGAGAAGGAGATGATCGAGGCACAGGTCACAGAGTTCGAAAATGAGTTTACTACTGCGCTTGCAGAGCCGGGGGCAGATCCTGAAATGGCGAAGCACAAAAAGGCAATCCAACGCCTGGCCTTCACCAAGGGATTCACTACAAAATCTGTTTGGGAATTGTACACCCGCTTCGTGAAACCAAAGGCTGACAAAGCCAAGAAGGGGATTGACACTCCAGGATCTCAACCGGGATCAGGGAGCGGTGAGTCCGCTGACTTCGCTTCTTTGGCCGCTGATCCAGTCAAGCAACGAGAGTTCTTGCGCTCAGCGTCAATGGACGAGAAGGAGAAGTTCACGGAGTATATGGGACGCCAAAACGCGGGCAATCGTGTCCGTCGTGCCGGCAAGCCTATCAATTAGAAATCCCAACGTAACACTTTCGTGGCTAACAACCTAGACAATTCTACATTCAAGGAGTATTACAGCTCCAGAATGCAGGTTACCCATCACAAAGTGGACGTGTTTCGTGCTATTTCCAACTTCGAGGAGCAGTCAAACCTCAAGGAAGGAGATACCGTAAACCGCCCGTACCGAAGTAAGATGGTCGGTCAGACCTACACTCGGGGTACGGCGTTCACTGTTCGTGATATCTCGAAGACGAACGAGCAACTTGTCGTGCAAACGGCCAAGGTGGCTCCGTTCTACGTCGATGATCTCGACGCCTTGCAGTCCCAGCATAACGATATGAATGACTTCGCGGACGATTCGGTTATCGTGTTGTCAAACATTATCGACGGCGATGTTCTCGGTGAGTACGATCAAGCTACTTCCACCGTCACGCCGGCTGATATCACCTCTGGTGGTAACAGCACTCACGGCATCACGATCACCACGAGCAACATTCAGCAGATCTTCTCCAAGGCGAAGATGAAGTTGACTCGCTTGAACGTGATCAACCCAGCTCGCGCGCCTAAAGTTCCGGAAGGAGCGATGCGCGGCAAGCAACAGCTTTTCGCGGTTATCTCCCCGGATGTTGAGGCTACTCTAACCGAGTACCTGGCCGGCAAAGAAAGCGCGATGGGCGACAGCACCAGTCTTTCCGGTCACATTGGTAAGTACTACAACTTCGATTTGTACGTTTCCAATGCCCTTGGCTGGAGTGGTGTGCTTGCGCTCGCTACCCAACCGACTGATGGCGACACCGTTACCATCACTCGTGAAGGTGCGACCGTGACTTACACCTTTAAGGCCACCTTGGGCGCCACCGCTGGCAACATTCACATTGCCAGCACGGTTGACATCACTCGAGCAAACTTCGCCGAGGCGATCAACAACCCGAGCGTGACTGAAACTGAGGACACTGACACTGGCTACGTGGCCCTTTCCGGCACCGTGGACAGCGAAGGATGGAGCAATCAAGACCGCTTGCGCGGAATTGTTGCCACCAACGACAACAGTGCCGACACCTTGACCATCAAGGCTGAGGGCGTTGGCTTCCTGATCGTGGGTGAAACCTTGACTGACGCCACTGACGGCTGGACCGCGGCGCTGCAAAGTCAGCACTGCTTGTTCGGAGTCAAGGGCGCGATTGAGGTCGTGATCCAGAAGGAGCCGAGCGTGGAGGTCAAAGACGTACCGGACAAGATCGGCAAAAACATTGTCCCTTGGACCCTGTACGGCCTGAAGACTTTCAACGAAGGCAAAAAAATGCTGGTCGACGTTAAGGTCCGCACGGACGCGTACGCTGCCCCTAACTACTAACCGATAGCCTGGTGGGGCTCATAAAGGGCCTCACCGGGCAGGTTCACAAACCTATGACCAACAACATCAAAATCGGTTCAGTACTAGGAGTGGCTATCACTCTAGCCGTGATCATAGGACTTGTCGTCGGAGTCAGCATTTCTCCGGACGCGGCAAATCCTCGATCCGGTGGCGTATCGTTCGAAGACGAAGTTATCAAGGGGGACGTTACTCTTGAGAAGACTCTTACGGTTGACGGAGCCTCGACTCTAACCGGAGATGTAACCGCAAGTGGAGCATTTGCACCATCGGCGCTAACTTTTCCAGTGACAACCGTTACTGCTACCACAACTCTCACTAGCGCAAACTTTGGAGAAGTAGTTTTCTTCGACAATGCGTCTGGAACGCTAGTGACTTTGCCAGCTGCAACCGCAGGTGCGCAAATAACGTTCGTGGTCGGAGCTGTCTTTGCTGACGTCAACGCGATAGTTGACTCAGCTGAGGGCGACAACATTGAAGGTTCATTGATCGTCGCTGGAGCAGTGGTAGATTGTGACGCAGAAGACCAAATCAACTTTGTGGCTGATGGGGAAAACATCGGCGACTACGTTCAACTGACTTCTGACGGCACAAGCTGGCACATTACAGGTAGCAATGCACTTACAAGCGCAAAGCTGACCTGTACTGATCCTAGCTAGTCTTGCTCGCCTACTCAGCGCTTTTATGAGCGCTGGGCTAGGCGAACAAAAATCGGTCGAGTACTAAAAAAATAATCAAAACAATGACTAAAAACTCTTCAATCCTCCCGTGGAGCTTACTGGTGATCGGCATGGTCGCACTTCTCTTTTGGGGCCCGACGCGTGTTATTGAGATTGAGCAGCCACAGCAATCAGCCGGATCATTCGACAGCGCCGTGGTGTGGGAAACCGCAGCCAGTTCTTCTTCAGTGCCGGTTGCCGTGACCAAGGTCTTGACCGCTAACCCCGGCCGACTCGGATTCGCTATGGAAAACACAGGATCCTTTCAGATCTTCTGCACTCTCAATGCCACCTCGACCACAGCCAATCTTGATGGCGCGGGAATAGCGCTGAACACCTCCAGCACCACAAGCCGCCCTTACGACAGCCGTGAGCGCCGAATCGAATACACCGGCGACGTCTACTGCTCAGCACCGAATGGCACCTCGTCCGTGTCCATTGCTGAATACCTACCCAACTAGTTAGTAGCCTATGAACCAACTCACGCCCGGCGAAACATACCCGTTGCATAAAGTACTTGCGGATCCTTTAGGTACGGAAACGCGGTACGTTCAAGCGACGGTCCGGAACGGGACCGACAACACAACGATTGCAACGCTCAACCTGAGTGATCTTGGCAATCGGCGTTTTCGGGTTATCTGGGACGTGCCGAACGTGAAGTACGTGGTCATAGACTTTAAGGTTTACACTGACTCCGGGTACACCAACTTAGATCCGAACGAAGCCATTGAAAGCCGGGACTACATTGTGGAAACTCGATGGAGCCAGGCGCTAGGATCCGGGGCTGGCGGTTATAGCATGCGTCCTAGCGAAGTTCGCGAGGTTCTCCGTGAAGAGCTGGACAAAACCAAGCACTGGGAAATGCTACACCGCGAGATAGCTGAGTGTATGGGAGTGATGAGTCAACTGAAGATGATGATCGGGCAGATCGAAATGCCAAAGCTATCTACGAAACGGCTTGAAAACGGCCTTAAAGAGCTTGAAGCGGCAATCACTAGCCTAGACCAGAAAGACTCACTACGGGCTATTTCTGAAGGGCTAAAATCGATATTGGAAGCTACTCAAGGTGTTGGTGCAGCCGTGGCAAGCTTGCCGGAGCCATTCGAGCCGGAGCCAGTCAACCTTTCGCCGGTTATCGAAGCGATCAATGCCTTGGATGAAAAGCTACCGGGTATGTTTGAAGAAGTGAAAAAATCGCAACCGCGGACTGCTTCGCTGAGTTTGAATCTTGGCGATCAGGGACCGGAGGCGCCATCGCCACGCCGGGTTAAAAACGAAGATCCTCGCCAGCGAGCTAGGAATCGATCAATCGGCCTATGATCAGCACCTTTTTTGAAAAAATAGCAATCGCAGTCGTTACTCTAGCCACATCCCTTGGATTTGTTTCCGCGCCTCCCCCGCCGCCGGCAGAAATCATCGTCGCCGGAGGGCCAGTGTCGTTTGCAACTCTTTCCCCGTTTCGTTTTAACGGCTCCGGGGATCTTGTCGTGCAACGCTCCACCTCTACTCCAGTGATTCTGGGCGCGGGCGCGAGCACCACTGCTTCACATTTGGAAACTCCTTCCCTGACCATCACCAACCTCACCTCCGAAGACTGTATTGGCACGGACGCTAACGGCGTGGTGCAATCAGGAACGTGTACGGGAGCAGGAGGGGATGGTTCAATCTCCACTTCCACAGCCGTTACCGCAGGGTACTTCCCTAAATGGGACACCGCCAGCACAGTTTCCGGTACGTCTACCATATTCAGCGACTCAGGGAATATCGGTATCAACACCATATCTCCGAGTACCTCTTTGCACGTTATCGGCACGGGGCGGTTTAGCAACAACCTAACCCTAGATTCTGGGCTGATCATCTCCGGCGACACCATCAACGACTTCAACGGAACGGGGCTAACAGTTTCCGGCAACACTCTCAATGTGTCTGGCCTGACCACCAGCGAGTTTGCCACCACCTCAATATCACAATGGAATAATGACGCAGGATATACTACTTCCTCGCACGCCGCCGTTACTCTAGCTGGCGAAGACTACCTATCCCTAGCCACGCAAGAGATAACCGCTATCGCAATCAACCCTGACAACCTAGCCAGCGCAGACTTTGGGGACTTCACTTGCAACGGTACGACCTGTACCTTAGACGCAACCTATCTGACCGCCGCAGTGGAGTCAGCCAACTCCATCACCGGAGCCGTCACCTTTGCCGGTACAGCTAACCGCATAACCGTTTCCTCCAGCTCACAGACCATCACTTTCACCGCTCCCCAGGATTTACACACTTCATCTGCTTTCACAGTGGCTACGCTTGATACGGGCCAAGGTGCGAACGAGCTGTACGATATGGACCAGAATGTTCTCACCACCTCGGACCCGACATTCAACTCTTTAACCCTAACAACCGCCCTTAGCGAAACCAATGGCGGTACCGGATTTAGCACATACGCAACAGGAGACCTAATTTACGCCAGCGCGGCGAATACATTGTCTAAGCTGGCTAACCCAGGAGGTGGCACAAAGTTCTTATTTATAAACGCCGGTACTGTAAACTGGAGTGCCCTAGCTACCACCGATATTGCCTCCGGCGTGTTTACTGTTGCCCGTGGCGGAACCGGCACTTCAACCTTACCCGATAACGGAGTTTTGGTCGGTTCAGGTACTGGAGCCATCACTTCCTTAGGTGTAGGTACGAATGGGCAACTCCTAATAGGTTCATCTGGAGCTGACCCTGTATTTGCTACTCTTAACTGTAACGCCAACTTAACCTGCACCACGGGGGCTGGCACGCTGGAGATTAACTTAGACAACGAACTCCGCACTGACTCTATCCCAGACACTGACCACACCGCCAACGGCCCGACGACTAACTCCAAAAACGCCGGATACTCTTCGGCTATCGGGGATTTGGTTTTCTTAGGCACGAACGGAAAGTGGCTAGAAGCTGACGCAAGCACTAGCACCTTAGCCAGTGGTATGCTGTCTATCGCTTTAGAAGCCACAACAGATGGCAACGCTATGCTTGTCGCTAACCCGGGTTCATACGTCCGAGATGACTCGTGGAGCTGGAATACAGGGGCAATACTTTACGCTTCGGAAACGTTGGGAGCTATCAGTGAATCTGTGCCAACCTCT